GTTAGATTTAATGCACCCGATGCCGGGAATGATGCGTCGTTATTGCCCTCCGCAAACAAAAGGCGTATGTCTCCAGTCAAGTCGCCAGCAGCAATGGTGTATGGTGCGGAAATAATCCGATACCATCCATTGCCGTAATTTTGAATACTTGCCCCAGTGGTTAATGCGGTTCCACTTGCAAGGCTGAAATATGATGTTCCTGTTCCACTTCCGCCCGTAAATGCAGTAAATTGTAAAGCACAAAAATTGAGAGGGTTGGTTGCTCCTGCCTTTACAAAAGCACTGAATGTATGAACACCTGCTGCGGTAACGGAAGTTGATGATACGTACTCTAAGAAATTTGACCCCGAAGCAGTCCCTCCAACGTATTTAGTAATCGTTCCACTTGTGCCATCAGGGGCAAGGAAATCAGTGCTTCCAGTTGTTACCGTTATCCCTCCAGCAGCAGTCGCTGGTGTTGGTGTATTCAAGAGTTCAACACCTCTCGCAAAGTTCGTCCCACTCGGCTCCACCAAGAGAGCAGGGCAGCCAGCCGTTCCACCGCTGGTGTAGTAATCCAACCTCGGAATCCCCGAAGCCACAACCTCAATAAATCCGCTTGCGTTGACCCTTGTCGCAGTCGTTGCACGGGTTACATTGAAGTCGCCCGATGCACCAAGAACCACACCGCCCGAAGTCGTTGCCAAGGGTGTGTAGAGTTTGCCCGTCTTAAAGCGAGCAGGGACGATAAGGAGTGATGGGCTTGCAGGCATCTGCTATGCGTTTAAAAGATTATACATTCGGACTTCGAGGCAGTTGATGAAGCGAACCTCCGCAGCGTCAGCCGAGTCGGTGTTCGCCCGTTGCATAAACGGCAGCCAAGAGTTGGAATAAAAGACGAAGTAAGCGTAGGATTGGAAGGAGTTGAGGAATCGGGTTTGGAGGCATCCATTGACCGCAGCCTCCGCAGGCAAAGCCCCGTCAGCGTCTGCACGTTGGTTAAAGGCAAGCCAAAACGGATTGCCACCGCCAAGCAGTTGGTTTGTTGGATAGCCGTAGCCGTAGCCTATCAGCATTACAGGAATGTGAAACCGATGACCGAACCGACCGAAGGCGTAACGGCCGTAATCTTACCGCCATTGCGACCGCTGATAACGATGCCAGCGGACACGGACTTGCCACTCAAAGCGTAAGCGGTTAGCAGGTTCTCGCTGCCAGTTCCGGTAAGGGTTGTGAAAGTCGCAGCGGTGTTGACTACAAGGAAGTCGTAGTTTTTGCCTGTAACGGCAGCGTCAACGAATTCCATCGTACCGCCTTGGCCGAGCATTTGTTGCAATATGGGTGTAGGCATAATTTGCTTTTAGTATAAATGTAGATTAGGTCGGAATTTCACAAACCGAGTGTCCGTAAGGGATTTCAAAAGTCATCGTCGCCTGCCATCCTGCGGTGCGGTCGTCCCGGCTCTCTACGAACCTCGTAAGGCTCACGGTGGATGAGAGGGTCCAGTCCTCGTTCGGGTCGTTTGTAAGCGATGATATGAAGTCCTGTGCGATTTGTAACTGGTCGCTTAGGACCTCGTCCTCGTTGTCCTGCCAGCCCAACGTAGGGCTGCCTGAAACCACTCCGCCCATCGGCTTAATGGATTCAACACGGTCAGAAAAGTAAACCCCAACCACCAAGTCCAAAGTACCAGCATCAGTAGTTGCAGACTGCACGTCCGCAAACACCAACGGGTAAACAATCCTCTCACGGCTTGGGGTTCGAAGATTTATCGTGTTGTCCGTTCCTATCGCCAACGGGTCGCCCGTCCCGAAGGAGTTGACCTGTGGATGAGCATTTGCAAGGTCCAAGAGAGCCTGCTTGATTTTTATCCAAGACATAGTTTTGCAGTTTCAGTATGTTCTTTTTGTGCGCTCCCATGCTTAGCAGTCGTTGCACCCTGCGAGCGGTCCGTAGGGGTAGGGGTAGTCCAAATTGCTGATTCCCATCCTCCTGTTGCGGTCCAAGACCATCCCTGTTCGGTAGTTGGTAGCGTTCGGGTAAATCGTATCCAAAGCAGAAGGAGGCGAGTTCCAAAGCGGATAGGAGTTGCGGTTCTCCATCAAGTAACGGGTTATCCGCTCGGAGTACCACTCGGCATCGTTCTTCACTTTGTCGGTTAGCCGGGTAATCTCTTCCATGCTCATTTGGCTTGATTCCTCGCTGGTCCTGCGAACCATACCCTTGTTCATATACTTGAACGCAAGGACCATGGGCAACTCGTAGTAGAGCCATTGAATCATAGCCGGCTGAATGTAGTCCTCCAACAAGGTTTGGTTGAGTGCAGACGTTGAACCGCTGACCACTTGGCTGACGAGTTCCCCGTACAACGGAGAGCCAACGATGGGCTGAATCCGCATCTCCTGCACCTTGATGACCGTTGGACGGATTTGGGTGTAGGATACGTTCTCGTTGATTATTGAGTTGTCAAGCAGCGTTTCTTCGCTTATAAAGAGTGCCTTCATGCCTTGCTGATTTTATTGCCTTTGCGGATTACCAACTGCTGCTCCCATACGTGCCTGCATTGGGGGCGATTCACTCCGCTCGGCGTGTGATACCAACCGCCTCTCCTGTTCCAAACCGAGTAGCCCATGATCGCAGAAATCCCGTCGATGTCCTCACGGGTGTAAACCTTGCCTTGCCCGGCTAAGTCAAGCATGACCTTGCAGAACTCACGGCTGGAGCCTTTGTCCTTGTTGCTGAACCCTGTCGCCCATGCATACTTGTAGCGCACCTCCAAGACTGGCTCTGCAACTTCCTTCACGTTCTTAGGCAGGTTCTGCTCGGCAATCTTGTCCACGGCCCGGCTGATTGGGTAGCGGTCCTTGGTGATTAGGTAAGCGACACGCTTGGCAACCTTCGCCTTGCTGACTCCGAACTCCTTGGCCATTTCTTCAACCGATGCGTCCCGGTTCTTTTTGCGGTAGGCTTCAATCTTCTTGTCAAGTTCAACCTCTTCCTCGCCTAATTCGGCAAAGGCCAACCGTATGTTTTCGTCGATGTTAGCATCAAACCGCATCGGCTTTGAGTGCATCACGTGGTAGTCGTCGGCATGGCATCCGAACTTGCTTGCAACCACTTCCAAGACCTTGAACTCTTCGTCGCCCCATCCGTAGTCTTCATCGTCATCTTGGCCCCAAGTCGGTTCGCTGAACTCTTGGGCCTGCACTCCGAGCATCGTGTCAATCTCTTGGGCTGATAGACCGAAGCCAGCCGAGAGCATGGTCCGTGCCATTTCCAACGTGATTTTCTCCTGCATATACTGACGCACGATACGCATCAGGTTTTGGTACTCACGGCCTGACAACTTCTTGATGTTCTCGTTTGATGCCAAGCCTTGCGGTGCAGTAGGTTCAGGGCTGACCTCTACGGCTGCAGTTGCTCCTGCAAGACCCGAACCCTCTGCCTTTGCAGGCAAGGACACCAAGGCCCTGATTTCGTTGGCTGACATGGATTCCAAGACCTTGTTGGCAACCAACGGAGAAAGCGAATTAATAGCCGTAATAACGTCTTGGACGCTTGATTCGGTCTTGATTTCAATCGGTGGCAAGCCTGCTTTCTCACGCAGTTCTGCTGGGGTCATGGCTTGAAGGAGAGCCTGTTCGCTCAACTGCTCCGTGATTGGTTCCACAGGTATCAGTTCCATCCCTTCGACTCCATTGAAGGAGCCGAGGTAATTAATCATCCGCTCCACTTTGCGCACCCGGTCGTTGACGTAGGTGGCCTTGAATAGTTCGTAAGCCTCGACCAATTCGTTGCGTCCACCTAATTGGCCTTCGGTTTTCACCCCGAAAAGCATGGGGTTGGTTACACGATGGGCGATAAAGATTTCCTGTTGGATAGCCTTGTTGAGTATCTCGAACTGCTTGTCCATATCCGATGGAGTGAGCGGTTCAAGCGTAGGAGCCTTGGCAGCGTCATCGTTGAACGTAACTACGAACCTTCCAGCGTTGTCCGTACCGCTGAACTTGCGTTTGATTTGACGCTCGATGTCGCCCTGTTCTTCGGGGGTGGGGATGCCGTTGTTAAAGTTTATCAAGTAACCGCCCCAAAAATTGTTGCGGAGGTTGTTGTTGTGGAAGTTAGCCACTTGCACGTCTGCCTCAATCCAAGCGTTGCCACCGATGTATTCGGGCAAGGGATAGTGCTTCACGCCAGCAGCGTAAACACGATAGTAGAACAACTGCTTTCCGAGGCGATTCTCCGGGTCGAATGCAGGGATTTTCTCGATGTCGCCCACCTTCGGGAACAACTGCATCATGTCATCGTTGTACCAGTCCGCCACCTGAAACATCTTCTCCTCTTTGTCCACCCTGATTTTCTCGAACGGGACATGCTCCATCTTCGCAATCGTTCCCAACTTGGACCAAGTAACCGCAACGGCAAACCCGTTGAAAATCTCCAAGTCCAAGACCAGTTTCTCAGTGATGTCGTTCAGGTCCTCCGTGCTGGAAAGTCCGTCGAAGAACTTGATGAACCGGGCCTCCTGCTCTACGGTCAGGTTATCCCCTGCCTGCCAACCACCGCCCATGATGTAGTTCACTTTCCCATTCACGATAGCGTTGTGCTTGCTGCTCCTGCGATAGTTGTCCAGCAGGTAGTAGGGGTATTCGTTGGCAAAGCCGTAGGTGATGTACTTGCCGGAGCGGTTCTCCAGCATGACGGGGACCTTATGCTCTATCCCAAGCCATTGGGTGAAGTGCTGCGTTGACTTGCTCATAGCGTTGTAGCAGTAAAGTTGAGGGACTGAATCGTGATGGCTTCGGCTGAATCGATGGACTTGACGTACAGGCTGAACACATCGTTGACCGCAGCGGTGAGGTAGGTTTCAACATAGACCGCATGGCCGTTGTTGTGGCTCAACGTAAGCGATGCCTTGCTGGAGGCTATCGTGTTGCCGTTCTTGGCGATGTACCACTCGAAATCCCTGCTGTTGCTGGCCGAAAAAGTCATGTTTGCCGACACCTTCAACGCAGCCCCAGCGATGCCTGTGTAGGTAATCACGCAGGTGGATTTGTTCAGCGAAAAATTATAGGTTGACAAAATCCCTTCGTCCATCGCAATCGTCAATTTGACCGCTGAATTGCTTGTTGGGGTGAAGTTGGTGTTGGATGCAACGGTCAACGAGCCAAAACCTCGCTCCCGGTTCAGCGTTGCGGTGTCAGCAAGGTCGTCAAATAAACCCCCCACTCTTGCAGCGGTATTCGCCCCGGCAGCGGTTTCGTTGGTGATGGTTAATGCACTCGCTTGGAGTTGGCTTCGTGTTTGTACGCTCATTAGGCAAAGGTTGAATCAAAGGTGGAATCAAAGACACCTTCATCGGAGGCATCGTAAACGTTGTAAGTAATCGTATTGGCGTAGGTGTTAAAGCCTATCGTTGCGGTTTGTACAAAAGCCAAGCCCGTTTCAACGACCGCCAAAGCAGCGGCAACCGTGCTATTGGTATCGTACACCTCATACTTATACGAGCCTGTTTCAAGCGACCCCACGGCAAGCGAAAATTGGTCATAGCGGTTGGTGTAGGAAGAAAGGTTTGCGGATTTCAGCAGGGTGAAGTCGGTAGTCGTGTTCTTGGCGATGCTCGTCAGGCGCAAGATGTAGCGGTCCCCCGTGCTGGCTCGCTCGGTCCAAGTAACCGTCAGGGTGTTGGTCGTGTCAGGGTTCAGGTAAAGCATCTGCTTGTAAATGTGCGATGCCCCCGAATTTCACAATTTGCGCCCAATCTGCCTGTACAACTCGGCCCGCTTCTTGGCGGTTTCGGCCACGTTGAATTGCTTCTTGATGTCCCTCGTGAGGTTGTCAGCCAAGCCCTTACGCAGGTCAGGGTCAAGGATCAACTGCTTGATATACTTGTACCAATCTTTCGGTTTGTTGTAAGGAACCAAGAACCCGTTCTCTCCGTGCTTGATTACATCGGTGTAGGGGATGGTTTCGGATGCGATGATGGCCTTGTTCATCCACCCTGCCTCGACCACCTTCAACTCGGACTTGAGTTTGTTGAACTTGGTATCTCGCAAAGGTGCAAGGGTA